CCCACATACGAACCTGATAGAACACATCAGTAAAGTTTACCTTTGCGTCAAATGCCATGGTGATGGCAAGTTCTATGAGTTTCATCTTCTCTTCTAGACTGTCAACAAGTCTAACGTCTTGGACGTTGTAATCTACAAACTTATTCCATGCTTTTGTATAAAATTCCTTGAACGTATCATGTTCTGAGTGGTCAAGTTTTTTCTTACCTAGTTCTACCTCACCAATATAATCAAGTCTATATGATTCTTGTGCTTTATATGTAAATTTTTTGTATAGATCTAGGTAATCTAGTATTGTAACACCACCAATATCATATACGAGGTGTGGTCTACCTGTCAGATAGATCTCTTCGTGGGTAACCAATCCCCAAGGTGATAATTTTTTAGATGCTTTCTCACCCAACACTCTAGTTATTCTTTTTGCAAGGTATGGTATGTCATATAATTGACAATTCCATCCTGTGACAACCTCAGGAGGACTGTGACTCCAGTAGTTTAGGAAGTGTGTCAGTAAATCATGTTCATCGTTACATTGTACATACTTGACCATCTTATCTTGTGTTCTATAAGGACCTACACCAAAGGTCAGAATACGTTTTGTGTTGTAATCTTGTAGTGATATGAGTAACATCTCCTCATCACACTTCTCTACAGTAGGGAATCCATTCTCAGATTGAACCTCGATGTCAATCGTAACAAGATTCATCTTCTTGATATCAAATTTTATTTCATTCTCTGGATATCTGTCAGAAATATACTGATATATGTACCTATTGTTTCCATATATCTCAAAGTTTTCTACATTACCATGACTTCTAATAAATTCTCTTGTCTCTCGCACAGTGCCAGGTTGTATGCTCTGCACATATTTGCCATCTAACGTCCTATACTGTGTTTTTTTCTTGCTAGGAACAAACATCGTGGGTTGGAAAGACTCCCTTGATGTAAAACTTTTGCCACCTTCATATCCACGGACGAGAAAATCATTCCCGACCATCTGGACATTTGTATAATATCTCATGCAGACATTGTAGCAGAGATTGTCTCTCCTTTCAACTCCCTCTCACGTTCACGGAACAACCTAACAAAATTATTATACATGTATTGTATCTCTTCACGACTCATGTATGGTTTAGGCATATTCAAATAAGTTCCCTGATCATCATGTCTCATCTCAACAATCAAATTATCTTCAATAAATCCTCCTTGAACACACATATCTCTCATAGGTGTGCCGTGATATGGAGTATAGATGAAGGCGTTAGTATCATTACAACCAAGTTGTGCTGCCAACTCAACAGACTGCATGCAATTCTCCATAGTTTCATATGGGTATCCTATGATAAAGTTACAGGTAGTAGAAAGACCTGCCTCTCTAGCAATCGCAAATGCATCTATCGCTCTTTGGTTATCATATATCCTACCTATGACATCTCTACGAAATTTTGGATCACCATGTTCTACACCCATGTTCAATTTTAGACATCCAAGTTCTTTCAATGTTGTTGCTTGATAAGGTGTCAACAACTCTGGTCTTGTCTGAGTAAAGAATGGTAATTTATATTTGGAATACATCTCTGCCCACTCATCAAAACCTTTCTTTGACATGGTGAGAAAAGTATCTGTTACAATCCATAGGACTTCTATGTCGTGCTTCTCGATAAGATCTATAATCTCTTCTTCTTGATGTTGTACTGTTCTCTTTCTGAAAAACAGACTGTCTGTCTCACCCTTGTAGAGTGCTGCATTAGATGGTGAATTGCAGAACTTACACTTGAATGGACAACCACGTTGTGTCTCAACGGTGGCAATCTTTATTATCTTACCTTGGAATGGTCTATACAATGATCTCTCATCAAATATAGTATGATCCGTTGGTGGCAATGTATTGACATTCATTGCAGGTCTCATTGGATTAGGATGTACGTTCATCAAGTGATGACCATCTTTACCCTGCTCAATAAGATCCATCAATTCTGGAACTACCTCATCACCCTCACCTCTCAAGATATAATCACACTTACCCTCAAATGCTTGAGGAAAATATGTACAAAAAACACCACCTGCGATACTTATAAATTTCCTATCTGTAACTTTATCCATGAATTTTTTCCACAGATAAAAAGTATCCTCAACAACTGATGATATAATAACGTCTGGTTTGAAATCTATAACTTTCTGTCTCCATGCAGTATACATATCAACATCTTCAAGCATAAACATATTAGGATCTAAATCAGTTCTCTCCCACTTATACTCAGGAAACATCTGCCTTTCTTGTCTTGATCTATCTCTATCTTTTGTTGCTGAAGCTAGGTCATTATCTACTGGGTACCACGTAGCATCAAATAATTCTATGTTATTATAACCAGCACGTTTCAAACAAGCAGATATAATAGCAACACCACCTGGTGGTGTCACCCTCATGTGTTGGTTAGGATACAACCATAGTATTCTAAGGTTTTTCTGTGACATTCTTTGCAGTGAGTGCCTGATAATTATCTAGGTGATGCTTATCTGGTTCTAGTATAGTCAGAAAACTATCCGATGACACCATCACCTCACGTTGACTAGAAAACGATGGCCATGATTCCAAGTATTCACCCTTCAACTCGAATGGTTCTATGAGTTTACAATCAGGTTCACCAGGCACTGTCGCTGCAACCTCTTCCACTCTAGCAACAAGGACTAGATCTTTTTTGAATATTATAAGTTTGATCATAAAGAAAGACTTCTTGACTTTAAGTTTACCACAACTGTACGTACTTTGTCAATATAACCCTGATTTCTTAGTTCTTTGAATACCATATTTTCAAACCCATACTCCCCATATTTCTGTAGTGATACTGATCTACCATCTCTTAATTTCTTTACTAATTCTTTCAACCCATCTGCATTTTCATTCTTGATGAGTGCATCTATTTTAGATTTGAAGTTGTTTACTTTTTTTTCTATGTCTTTCTCATCCACATCACCTTCAATACGTGTTGGTTCTTGTATCCATGATTTTTTTAATAGACTATACACACCTTGACTCTTCTTACGTGTGACCTTAGGTCTTTCAATATATGGTTCTGCCTTGACACCATAGATGGTGACGTTGTGTGTCAATTCCCACAGTGTTTTCTTGTCCATATAATATTGGTCAAGTAAATCTGGATTACAATCAGGTATAAACTTAGGATCAACAACAATGTGTACATCTAAGTCAGAGTATTGTGTGTAATTATACCCTGCATTACCACCTAACAATAACACATCAACCATCGCTCTCTCATCCAAATCAACATAAGCAGCGAATGCCTCTGCAAAATTCATCAATGCCTCACGTACCTCAGGCTTGAGAGAATCCCCAACCCAAAACATTGGATTGAGGATTTCTGTGAACCTCAGAGTCAGTGACTCCCTAAGGTCTTTGGGTTTGATATGTCGTAAAACTCTTGAATACATGTATGTATTTAGAGCCAATCTTTTCGCTGCTGTGCTTCTGGTACAACCTTCTCGATGTCTATGAGAAGAAGTCCGTCTTTGAAATCTACTTTCTTGACAACAAGTTCTTCTGGTAGTGACCACGTACGAGTAAATGCTCGTTGTGCTAATCCTCTGTGCATGTACTCATGCTCTACCCCATCTTCCTTATTACCTTCTACCACAAGTTGTCCTTCTTGTGTATAGACTTTTAGATTCTCCTTCTTGAATCCTGCTGCTGCTACCTCGACCCTATACTCATTATTCGATAACTTTATCGTATTATAAGGTGGGTAATTTTGTATTGGTGTGTCGAATCTTTGATGCCATTCGTCAAAACCAATCATGTTACGTCTAATCTTTTGAAGATAATCGTAAGTATCTCCAACGGACAGTGTAACACTGCCATCTGTTCCAAACATGGTGACCTCCTTGAGCGTCTAATTGTAATGTCCCCGTAGGCGACACTACTAATTATACAATATTACTTCTCATTCACAGTGCGGTTGTTACTATTGAATAGTTCGGATGTCTTCTTGTGTATACTTACGACACCTCGTGCATCAACCTGAAGTTGTAGAGTAATCTCATCATATAATGACCTCAAATAATTAAGAGTCTCTTCAAAAGAATAAAATTCTCTAGTGTCTATCACAACTAAGTAGTCATCATCAGGGATAAGTGTGACACTAGAATTGAAAAACCCTTCAAGTAAATCTACTACCTTCTTCTGTCTCTGACCAGACCCATACACCTGTGCATCCATCTGATGTTTACCACGATACTTTTCTATGAGTGGTGCATAGTATCCATAGAATTTCTCCCATGTTTTCTTTCTCTCTTCGTATGGATGATACCCATACTCATCAAGATCTATAGCATAGATA